TTTAACATTAGTTAAAGTAAGTAATGTAAATGTCTTTATAAGTGTTTTTATTTTATTATTCTTTATCATATTTAAACTCTATCAAATTATTATTATTGTGTCTATCTATATCTACTATAGGAATATCCTATACCTCTACATTAATCCAGTTATTATCTTTTTTAACTTTTAAGATATCAGTAATTGGAATACTGCCATGCTCATTAAATAATCCTATATCCTCCGCATAAGTAAAAACAAGGATTACTTTTTTAATTCCTTTACCTTGTATAGGACTTTCTAACAGTTTACTTTTAACTGGTATTCCTAATTGATTTGTTAAAACATAATCACCTTTTTTTAAATCTCTTATTTGCATTTTATTCTCCTTTATTATTAATTAATCTATGTAAACTTCTAGCGGTCTACCTAACCACTTTCTACCAAAGTACCACACTTTGCCTTCTTTAGTATGAAAATGAAAAGCATCTATATCTATTTCTTCTAACCAATTCTCTTTATCTTTTAAATATAAAGAATCTAATCTATTCAATAAATCTTTTTTATTTAGTCTTATATATTCTCCCTCTAATCCTTCTTTAGTTACTCTTAAATAACCATATATTCTTTTGGCCTGATATATAAAAGTTCTAAATTGTATAAATGTATTTTGATATTCTTTAGTTTTTAATTTCATTTTATTCTCCTTTTTATTTTATCTTACTCCTACTATTTATAATAATCTATCTATATCTATTATTAGTTTTTCTTATAGCACTTACATGGGGAGTAAAGGATTTGAACCAATCTTTAGGAAGTTAGAGTTCCTACCTAGACACCTTGGCTCTAACTCCAAGGAATTATCTTTTATTACTCTAGGAACGGCCTATGCTGTTTCACTCTATAGGATATCACTCCTATAAATCACACAACCCAGTGAGACACTCCCCATGTAAAGGCTATTTCCTAGCCTCTTTTCTCATTGCTCTTACGAAGTGTACAAAGTCCATTTCTTCAACCGCTTGGCCTTTTCTTACTTCTTTGAAAAATTCCTGAACATCTCTAGGAACTTTTTTATTGTGAGCAACCTCTACAAATTTTTTTATATCTTTTACTTTCATTTTATTTTTTCCTTTCTTTATTTTTTTTGTTTTTATTATTTATACTTTTATATTAAACTATTTTTATAATTATTATATCTATATCTGTTATTAGTTTTTCTTATACTCTATTACTTTTTATAACTGTTATCTTTGGCAAATTCTTTGGCCTTCCATTAGTCTTGACCGCCTCTATTATGGTATTATCATTGCTTTTTATATAGCACCTTCTACAAGTGATACATTGTTGGCCAGTACAATTTTGCCTATCTTTTAACGTGTCTTTGTCTACATTATTAAATACTTTATCAAAATATATTGGCTTGTCTTTGGCCTCTATAACTTTATTTATTAATGGATTACTATAAACTAGAATTAAATTATCAGGTTTCTCATGTTTGTCAAAATACTCTTTTATTACATTTTTTCTTTTAGTCCATAATGCAAAAGTAGTCCACTTGTTAGCCTTTACTATGGCCATTAAGTTTTTTAAGTGTAATTCGTTTATTAAGTCGCCATGGCTTTGAAGTCTGAAAATATTATCATTAAACATATAATTTTGATATATTTCTCTTTCTGATAATTCTTTATTGCTTAATATATCACTGTTTCTTTGTAAGGCCTTTACCTGATTTGGAAACCTTGCCATTTCTAAACCTTCATAACTGTAGCAATGGCCACATATTATTAAAGTGTTTTTTGTAGCATGCATTTTTTTACAAAAATCATTGGTTAATGTATTAGTAGAAATAGAACGTATATTATTCATTTTGCCTATTCCTTTTGATATGCATAGTAAATCTTCTTTTTTCATTTTTGCCTCTTTGGTTATGTTAATAAATCTTATCATAGCACTATTAAATAATCAATAGTGCTACAATAAAATTTATATTAGTAACTGGTTATAATTATATCCATTGCTTGCTTTTCATTATAGCCTTTATGTTTATTTAATTCTACCGCTATTTTATCAATAGTATTGCTATTGCCATAATATCCATTATCTATTTTGAAATAGCCTTTTATATTTTTACTTACTATTACCAGTTCTTTTTCATTGTCTTTATTAGTTTCTACAGTGTGAAAAACACATTTATTTATTAGCATATAATTTCTAAATTTTTCATAATCTTTTATCATAGTTTAAACCTCTTCTTTTATGTTAAATTCTTTTTCAAAAAGATTTAGCATAGTAAAAATTTTATATTGTAAATCTTGACTATCATATTTTAAGTCCTCTAAATTATAAAGATAAAAATTTGATAGTTTTTCATTTAAATTGTCTTGTGTGTCTTGCTCAAATTCTTCTAATTCTTCTATAGCTTGAGTAACACCTGACCAAGCATTATCTAGTCTTTGCTTTAATTTTTTTAGTAATTCTTCTTTATTTTTATTTATTGTAGTCATAATTAAACCTTTCATTTTTTATTAAATTTTAACATAATTAAAATTTAGCATACTTTTTAATAAAATTGTACAAAAAAATGCTACATAAAATCCTATATTTACTATTGGAAAAACCTATAATATAATAGTCAAAGTCTTGACAAATTGCGGTTAATAGTGTTGGCATCTTGAAACTGGCGATTGCTTGCCTTGTCTATTTAGTTTATGCTAAGTGCCTGATAAACTGGCCTTTATAAGTATATTAAGACACAAAGAGGCCAATTACATAGGACTACATAGGCATTTTTATTGCCTGAGAAGACTAACTATAGTTTTTTTGGCCAGAAAAAGGCAATAGACACACACACACAGGCCAGTACACGTCGCATGCGTGTATATATCTATATATATATGACCCTGAAACATATTTAGAAAAATACTCGGCTTTCTAGACATGGGCCGAGTCTATATAATTATATATAATTTATATAAAACTATAATTATTTATTATTATATACTTGACATAGAGTTTTATATATGTTATATATATTATATATATTATTATATATAACTATATAAAACTATATTATGTTCTATAGAGGCACATTTGCCTTTTTTATTTGCTTTTGTTTAAAAAAAATGTTATAATTAGTTATGGAAGAGGTAATTAATTTTAAAAAGTGCTGGGATAGCAACATAAGGCACCACTCAAAGCATGATTTTCTTACATTTGTGCGTAGATTTGCTCCAACAATCATATCAGATTGGAAAATGGGCAAACATATTCAGGTAATATCTAAAAAATTAAAACAATTAGAGTCTGGAGAAATAAAAAGACTCATGGTTTTTCTGCCTCCACGTAGTTCAAAGTCTGTAATCTGCTCAAAACTCTTCCCAGCATGGTATATAGGAAGGAATCCAGAACATGAGATACTTACAGTCAGCCATAGCGACCAGCTTTCTAGCGATTTCGGTAGGTCTGTTAGAGATATTGTATCAACTAAAAGTTTTCAAGACATATTTACAGGTGTTTCTCTTAGGACAGACGTTAGAGCAGCAGGAAAATGGAAAACAAACAAAGGAGGCAGCTACTACGCAGCCGGAGTCAAGAGTCAAATCGCAGGAAGAGGAGCACATATAGCAATTCTTGATGATGTGATGTCTGAAGAAGACTCATATTCAGAAGCAGGAAGACGATATGTAAAAGAATGGTACCCTGCAGGTCTACGAACTCGTATTATGCCTAATGGTTCTATCTTAATTATTAATACCAGGTATCATTATGATGATTTATGTGGGTGGTTACTAAAACAAGAGTCAGAGTTTTCTACTATCCTACCTTGGGAGGTAATAAAGATACCAGCATGGCTAGATGAAAAGAGTGCCGAGTTACTAAAATTACCTGTAGGCTCGTCTTACTTTCCAGAATGGAAAACAGATGATTCTCTAAAAGTTGATGAACAGGAAATACGTGCATCAAATGGTGCTCGATACTGGAATGCCTTGTACATGCAAGACCCTACACCAGACGAAGGTGGGTTAATAAAAAAGAAATGGTTACAGTGGTGGGAATATGATGAACCACCAGCATGTGACTTTATCATACAAACTTATGATACCGCATTTTCTACCAAGACAACTGCAGACTATAGTGTAATACAAACCTGGGGTATCTTTTCCAAGTACGAGCAGAATGAATATGGTTATGAAGATTTTGTGCCTAACTTAATATTACTTGGAAATATGAAAGGCAGGTATGAATATCCAGAGTTACGTAGAATAGCACAGATGTTATATGATGAGTTTCAACCAGATGTGTGTATTATAGAAAAGAAAGCATCAGGGCAATCACTATTGCAAGATATGCGTAGAGCTGGATTGCCAGTACAAGATTACATACCAGATAAAGATAAAGTATCAAGAGTGTACGCAGCATCTCCAATGATAGAGGCAGGCAGGGTATGGCTTCCAAAAAATAAAAAATGGAGTGATGACTTATACACAGAGATTTTACAGTTTCCAAATGCAGCTCATGATGACCAAGTTGATGCTATGACAATGGCAATACATTACATGAAAGAGTCTTGGAGACTTACACATCCTGATGACCCATATTTAGCAGAAGAAAATAATTATAAAAAAAGGGTTGCATATTGGCGAGTTTAATGTTATACTATTTGTAGGATGATAAAATTTTTAAAAAATATATTTACTAATAAAATAAATGCTTGCGATTTAAATAATTATCGCAGAAGCTGTAACGCACATTATGATGATGTGTGTATGTAGGAGAGGACATAATGGCAGTAGAAAAAAATCCGTTTGACAAAAAAGAAGAAACATCTAATGTTGTTTCAATAAATGCACCTGCAGAAGATTCTAATGTTTCTTTTGAAGTAGACACAGATGGTGGAGTTACTGTAAACTTTAGTGAAGATGAAGTTGAAGAAGAAATAACAGCAAAAGAATATTATGCTAATTTAGCAGATGGTTTAGATGATGAAATATTAAAAGATGTTTCTTACACTGTAATAGAAAACTTTCAAGCAGATAAAGATTCTAGAGGAGAGTGGGACTCTATGTTTGAAAGAGGGTTTGACTTACTAGGATTAAAACTAGAAGATACGACAGAACCCTTTGAAGGTGCATGTACAGCAGTTCATCCATTATTGATTGAATCTGCAGTTAAGTTTCAATCAAAAGCATCACAAGAATTATTTCCTGTGGGTGGACCAGTAAAGGCACAAATACTAGGAACACAATCTGCTAATAAACAAGAACAGGCAAACAGAGTTCAAAACTTTATGAACTATCAGTTGACTGAACAAATGCCAGAGTATTTTGACGAGTTTGAAAGAATGCTTTTTCATTTACCATTGATAGGTTCAGCAATCAAAAAAGTATATTATGATGCATCACTAGAAAGACCAGTATCTGAGTTTGTACCAATAGACCAATTTTATGTATCATACTATGCAAGTAATTTAAGAAAAGCAGATAGATATACACATATTATTTATCGTAATCCAGTAGATATGAAAAGAGATATTGAATCTGGAATATATGCAGATGTAGATTTACCAGATGCATCTAATCCAGTACAAACAACTCTTTCAGAAAAACTAAATACTATTATGGGTATCTCACCAACAGCAGACAAAGACCCACAATATGTATTATTAGAACAACACATACATCTTGACATTCCGGACTCAGAATGTGAAGAAGGTGAGTTTGCTCCCTACATTGTAACTGTAGAACAGGAGTCTCGCCAAGTATTAAGTATTCGTAGAAACTATAGAGCCGGT